CTCGAATATCCTAAAGATATGAGATATTCTGAGATCGAAAAGTTTAAGGCTCTATTAAAACAGAAAATTGAAAATACCATAGATCATCATAAATCAAATCCTGAAGCAAGTCCTATATTAAATAGTTTCGGTTCATTTACTGCGATTAAGCCTAATCTCCCTGAAATGAGCGAGGCTGATTTATTTAAGTCAGACTTACAAGAGATCAAGTATCTTTTGGCTAAGAGCTTAAGAAACCAGGATGACTTATGGAATGGGACAACAAACTGGATTAAAGAACAGTTCCCTAAAGAAATGTTCGGTAGTACCGATGATGAGATTTTTGCAAATGTAACCTCAGTGCCAGGCATAAAAGTAGAGGGTGTTGATGATAAATATGTTTATGTTTTAGCCCGAACAACAACGCCATTGAAGATATTGTTTCGGAAATTTAGGACTGGAGTTTCACAAAATTCATTAGGATTGAATGATTGATATAAGAGGTTGGTGGTTTTGTTTCATTAAAAATCACCAACCAAGAATTATGTAGTGCAATGTAGCTTTAAAATTTTATTGCTTGCGCCTTACTATATTAACTATATGCTTGTTATCANTTTTTTTTCTATTAACTCCACCTTCCTCTAGCCATGTTGTTACTGCTTTACGACTATATCTCGTAGGGTACGTTAAAACTGGTTGGGGGAAGTTATATTCTTTACGTAGTCTCCAGATGGCTGNNTTTTTTTCTTGCCAAGTAATTCGAATACTTCTTTCTCTTCCATAAAATCTTTAGAAGTCATAAGCACCTCATTCAAAATTACCGTTAAAAATACATGTCCCACACCCACCACGAGCCCCTTCAGTACAAACATCACAGCGGTTGACTCTTTTACGAGATTGTTCGATTTTCTTAGACACTACCTGTACCTCCTGCTGGGCGGCTGCGAGCATGGCGGCGTGGCAGGAGGTACAGCCAACTGCATATGAAGCATAAGTACCGCGCAAACCAAGCCGCTCAGCTTCGGCGGCTACCTCGAATACTTCAGGCGCACTTGCCGAAGTTATTTCATTAGGCACAACCGGCCGCTGCGCGTGGCGATAGAGCTTCGTCCCGTATGGCATTTGCTGAATGCCGACAAGCGGTCTAATCTCTCGCTCCCCAAAGGCTTCGGGGTCGCCATAAATTGAAACCACTTCTGCCACCGGCTCTCTGTCAGCCTTGCGGCGTTCCTGTAGCTCCACCAAGGCATGGCGAACCACCTGTTTACCTGCTGCGTTAATCCCTGCAGGGTGCTCCAGTGAGTCGATCACGCCCTGCAGGTCTTTGTCTTGCAGTGGCAATACCGGTTCGCTTATCTGCGCTGGCTGAGCGTGACGATAGAGCGGCAGTACAGCCACATCACCATCTTTTGCAACAAATTCTGCGCGGCGTTCATCGTTTGTAACATGCCATTGCTCACGATAGTGCCATGCCCATGCCACCGGCTCGCAGTCCATTGCGGACAGCGCGATTTGTGCCAGTTCGATCCGCTCATCCCATGAAACTTTGCAGATAGTGTTGTTATCAGCGAGTTGTTCCAAGCGCTCTCTGGTTATGGTTGATTTGGTCATTGGTTGGCTCCTTCTGCTGCCCGGTTAACTATCACGCCGTCGTAAACTTCTTTGAGGTGTCCGCGAAGATCCATGCGACGGAGCGCGCTAAACATGTAATCGCATTCCGCCTGTTTGTTGGCCTGAAATGGCTTGCTGTCCCGGTTAACCCACTCCCAGTTTCCAGGCCAGCCGTGAACCTTCTTAACCCGACCTTTGACCACGTGAAGCAATCCCCAGCCAGGCTGCAAATCCTCAATATTTACGATACCCGGCTCACTAATCATGAAACGCCAGTCTCCCATGCCCTTCTCGGGTTCAACACGGAAAGGCTTCTTGCGGTCGGCCAACAAGTCAGAACGAGAGCATTTAGCCTCAATCAAACAACTGGCCCCATTGCGAAAGCCGATTGCATCAGCCTGCTCACCGTATGGCGTCCATGCTCGGAACCGGTCATGAAAGGCCACCTTGAAACCGTTGTTTTGCAGAAAGCGGCAGGCTATCTGGCAAAGTTCATCGTGTGTCAGTGCCATCACTCAGCCTCCACCTTGATGCCAGCGGCAGACGAGAACACTTCAAAGGCAGCCCGCCAGGCATCTTCGCAATATGCAATTGTCATGGTTCCAGCTGTCGCAGGGAGTTTTCTGTTTGCCCATTTTCCGAATCCGTATGCCTGGCCATCTTCATCATCCGGCAGCTTCACGGTGCGGGACTCCAGCTCGGCGATGCGCGCCTGTAATTCCTCGCAGTGGTCTGTTATCCCACGGCATTGAGTTTTCCAGTAGGCTTCCATCCCCTGCGCCTTCTCCAGCGCCTCTACCAGCAATAGCGCGAGTTTTCGCAGATGGTCTTTACTGCCATTTGCCGGATTTGAAAGCTCAGAACGTAGCTGCGCCAGTTCGGTGATATCAGTCATGGCTGGCCTCCTTACCGCGGCTAACAGACAAGTTTTTATTCACGATGGCATCCATCAGATGTGCTGCAGCCGCCTTTTGAGCAGATACATTCGCAATGACCGTCGGCCTGGCTTTCTCACAGCTGGCACAAATCCCGTCCCATGATGAAATGAGGAAAAAATCTTCGCGCTCGGCAATGCCGGTATTCATTACCAGGTCCTCAATCATCAGTGTGACCCCGCGAACTCCCCGGCCTTCGCTTAACCGCTGCACTGCGTAGCCGAAGGCGTTAATCATCACTGCATGGAACTGGATGTATTCACGTTTGTACTCTGCCTGGTTCGTACCTTGGCGAATATCATCTAAACCAGTCAGCATTAGCCACGCATTCCACAACCCTTCAAGATCATCCTTTGAGCAGGAACCTGAAAATTTTGCCGTGGCATCACTTAGGGCTTTGAAGCTCACCCACTTATCACTTTTCGCGGGAACGACGTTATGCTCAAAATCGGTGACTTCAGAAAAGACGTCGTGTGAACTGATAAAGCTGACCATCTCCTGCGCGTTCTTATCGCGCCCGTTATAGGCCATGTTGATAGCCGCAGATGGCTTCGAAACATTGTTGTTAATGTCGGAAAAGAACTGCTGCCGTGTTTTCAACGAGAGCTTATGTGTGAGCATTAGTGGTACGTGGATTGGTTCGCCAACTGTGCGGCAAAATTCGGCGATCCCAGCTGCACGGTGCTGGCCGTCGAAAAGCTTAATTTCTGCATCCATAGGGAAGCGCACAACACCAACGTTGGTATTGCCGAATTCCTGAAACTCAATCTCAGAGTTACAGTTACCGACCAGCGGTGGGATAATGAAGGGCTCTTTATTTTCGTGAGCATTAACCAGATATTCATAGAATTTCTTAGCACGCGCTGGGTTAATTTCACGCTGTGAACGTTCTAAAGTATCCCCGTAATTATCACTGGCGAGGACGCGTGCCAAGGTTCGTGCTGGCACTGTCATCATAAGGACAATCGCTCCGCCCTGAACGCCGCGAGACGCAGGGAACTCAAAGAAATAATCTCCAACTATGCTCATGCTACCCACCACTCAATAAACATGCAGATACCAACGGTTACTACGGCAATAAGCACCCAGCAGATCACATCGAACAAGGCGGCGAACCGACGTAGGGTGTATTTGCTGTAATTCTCAGGATCAATATTCATACCGCCTCCCCAAGCACCCAACGGAGTGCGCTCGCATACTCACCCTCGGCAGATTCCAGGGCTTTTGTGATTTCTTTGCGGGTTTTCAGGCGCGGCTTTGCATCACCGAGGATCTGACGCTGACGCCGAGCTTTTTCATGGCCGGTTGTGCCAGCAGTTGCCGCTTCGATTTCAGAGACCTTCTCCCGCTGCTCTTCGGGTTTAAGCGATGCCAGCTGACGCGCCTGGGTAACGGTAACCGTTCCGGACTCCACTGCATCGCGAACAGCCTGGGTGGCATCCAGCAGTGACAGAGTTGCGCGTACGGTCTGGACACTCACGCCAAACATCAGCGCTAAATCGTCCTCGTCGTGCCCGCGCTCCAGCGCATCAGCCATTTTCTTTGCTCGGCCCAGTGGCGTATCTGCCTGGCGGATTTCGTTAGCACTTACCATCGCCTGCGCCATGCGAACGGCGGAGCCACGTTTAGCGACTGCTGGAACCAGTAACGGTTCTTTGCCCTCTTTCGACAGACGCTTGTTGGCTTCCAGTGTATGGCGCACACGCTGGCGACCATCGACTACACAAGACAGCCCTGTCTCCGGGTCTTTCCAGACGATAATCGGCTCAAGAACGCCCTGGTCCATGATGTTCAGCACCATTGCCTCGCTGATAGGCAGGTGGATACGCTCATCGTAAAGCGGGTGCGTTTTGTCGGTAACCAGGTGCAGGTTTTCAGGTTCGAACGTCAAAACGTTGGTTTTGCCACTGGCGCCGTATACAAGCTTTGAGTCTTTAGCCATCAGAGAGCCTCCACGTTACGGAAGCTGGCGGGGCAAATTGCTTTCAAATCGCGCATAGCCTCTAGAACATGCATATTTGTGCGATTCTTGGTGTGTCGCTCGGTCAGACGATCACACTCTTTCGCCCATGATTTGACCTCTGCGAGAAGGGCGTCACGTTCGGTGCGCGTCTGGCGCAGAGCTACATTCGAAACATCGAGGACGGTAGCCAGTTCCTTGATAATTGCTGCCTGTGCTGGTGGCATAGTTTTGGCTATTTCGTACGCCTGTTTAATCAGTTGATTTGCTGTCTTAGCCATCTTTTGTTCTCCATCTGACGCGCTGCAACGCGAAAATTTAGGGTGCAGCAACCCAACCCATGAGAATGGGCGAATAGCTGGTTAAAATTTCTTGCTGATGGGGGACCGCCACTGCAATGGCGGTACGTTAGTTCTCCACACAACGAAAAGAGCACTGATACGATTAGCTATTGCGTTCGGATCGGCTTACGGCTTGTGTGTTTGCCCGTTCACCGCCAATGCTCTCATCTGTTATGTCCCGGACTCTTCCCGGGCGTCACACCTTTTCGCCGCGCTGGTGGGGCGCACGTCGTGCCTGAAACACTTAGCTTGCACATTCCGGTTGTTCTGAGAGGCATGGATAAAGGGACTCTCAGGCCGTTGACGCTGCATGTGCCATACAACGGTTGCGAATATTGCCGTTCACAACTGGAAGCGCACTCCTTCAGTTACAAACCGATCCCCACCGGAAAGAAGGGGAATGCGCTTCCATGTTGTGTTCTGTTCATCCTTGTCCGTAAGTTGCGTCATGTGCCGACGAATAGAAGATAATCATAAATTGCGAGTAACGCAATAGTTAAGTGCGTAAAGCGCAAATTTAAGGCGNAAAAAAAAGGCCTCGAAGGAGGCCTAGTTTATGATGATGAATGCTATCCATGCCGTTTAAAGGACTGAGACTGGCTTATTAAAACCTTTCCGTAGATATAGAATCTGTGTTCATTCTCTTTAGTTATATTCCATTCTCTATAACGAGGGTTATCAGAGATGACTAGCAGTTGGTCTGGTATCATCTGCAGGCGTTTAACATAAACTTTTCCATCAAAACCAAAGACGTAAATCCCATCCCCATCGAACTCATTGATAGTTACGTCCACAAAGATTAGGTCGCCAGGCTCAATCGTTGAGGCCATGCTATCACCGCGAACGTTGATGACCTTTACTCCAGATGGAGTCCTGCCACCAAACATTGCCAATGCCTGATCATTGCTGAACTCGATAGCATGAATGACATCTATGACGTCACTACCGTGTATATGTCCTGCCCCGGCGCTTGCGCTCACATCAAGTACCTCGACTCTGTATACATCCACATCCTTTACGGGAGATGCATGTTTTTCACTGTTTATATGTACAGTAGTATCATTTTCGTCAGAGGTAAATAGGTCAGGTACACTTACGCTTAAAGCTTGAGCAAGTCGGTTAAGTGTCTGTTCTGAAAACTGCTTTTGTTTACCAGTTTCAAGCCTGGAAATATTGGCAGCATCAACGCCCACAGCTTCTGCAAGCTCTGCGATTTTAATGTTCTTCGCTAAGCGAAGTTGTCGTATGCGAGATCCTATTTTCATTCACTCATTACATGTTGTTTTTGCGTTTCGTGCAAAGCAACTTGCGCAATTCGCTAGCGTAGAATAACATGCGTAATACGCAAAAATAGGAGGCATTATGCAATCACCATTAAGAAAATTGCGAAAATCGCATGGCATGACCTTATTGCACGTTGCAACCGGGGTACAGGTAGATCCTGCAACGTTGAGCCGCATTGAAAGATGCGAGCAAGTCCCATCTGTCGAACTGGCGGAGAGATTAGCCAAGTTCTTTAGAGGAGAAATAAGCGAATTACACATTTTGTACCCAAGTCGCTATCAGACAGATGACGTACCAAGTGCAAATAATCGTACTGCTTAAACGGTTATTCGATAACTACAAAAGGAAAATCAACATGGTAGAGCCAAACCTCAAAGAAGCCGTCAAAGCGATGTGCAAAGCATATCCAGGTGGGCGCGAAGCAATGGCTGGCGCACTGGGAATGACGGTGACGCAGTTTAACAACAACCTTTACGAGAAAAACGGCTGTCGTTTCTTCGAAGTCAGCGAGCTGGAAGCGATGGAGGACATTTCCAATACGTCGTTACTGGCTGATTACTTCGCTCGCCGTCGTGGTGCTCTGCTGGTGGATGTTCCGCACCTGGAAGAGCTGGATCGCGTGGACTTGTTTAGCCGGGCAATGCGTACCTCTGCCGCCAGAGGTCAGGTTGACCAGATTATCGAACAGGCACTTGAAGATGGGGTAATCGAAAGGCATGAGGCAGAAGAAATCATGGTGCATCACCGCCGCCACCTGGCAGCTCGGGAAGAAGAGATTGCCGCAATTATCACGTTATTTTCACGCNAAAAAGAAGTGACGCCAGCGAGTTGCAGCTCCTGGCGTCGTGGCGTGTCGTTATCAGTGGAGATTACTAACGCATGAACAGTTTATCAACACAATACCGCAGGTCGCAACTTATAGCGCGGCCAGTTCCTGGTGGAGCAGGACCGGTGCAGTTCGTGTATGGGGTAAGAGTACCAGGCGGGTTCGAGCCTGTCTGCTACCAGTTTGCTCAGTGGGTGGTAGGGGACTTTAACGGCCAGGCGGAGAAAGTATGCGAGAGCTCAACCGATGGTTCAGAGATCACTACGGTGTCCCGGTCAGGGTCATACGCTGGGAGCCCCAGACACAGCGCGTTATATACCTGCGTGAAGGGTACGAGCATGAATGCTTTAGNNCCCCCTCGAGCAATTCAGACGTAAATTCAGAGAAATAAAGGACGATCATGAGCACTAAATTAACAGGATACGTCTGGGACGCTTGTGCATCTTCGGGGATGAAGCTATCCAGCGTGGCAATCATGGCGCGCCTGGCTGACTTCAGCAACGATGAGGGTGTTTGCTGGCCTTCTATTGCGACCATATCCCGTCAGATTGGCGCTGGTGAAAGTACTGTCAGAACGGCGATAGCTGCACTTGAGAAAGAGGGGTGGCTCACTCGCACACAGCGCCGCAACGGCAACCGTAATGCATCGAACGTCTACCAGCTCAACGTTTCCAAACTACAGAAAGCGGCATTTTCTCACCTGTCAGTTTCTGACACATCAAAATCTGACGCGTCAAAATCTGATGCGTCAAAAATTGACCCCTCAAAATTTGAGGCGTCGGAATCCATCAAAAAAACCAGTTTTGACCCGTCAGAATCTGGTGGGGATCCGTCAGTAAAATCAACTACTGATCCATCAGATATAAATCCTTCTTGTCCGGACGCTTCGCAACCGGACGAACAGGGCTCTGCAGATGAATTTCTGTCACGACATCCTGACGCGGTGGTGTACAGCGCTGCAAAGCGGCAGTGGGGCAGCCAGGACGATTTAACCTGCGCCGAGTTCATTTNGGGGAAAAATTATCAGCATGTACGAACTGGCGGCTGAAAGTGATGGTGAGGTAGTTCGCCCTAAAGAACCAAACTGGACCGCATGGGCGAATGAGGTTCGCCTGATGGTGATGCAGGACGGGAGAACCCATAAACAAATTTGCTCACTTTTCAAGCGCGCCAACAAAGATTCGTTCTGGTGTAAAAACGTACTCAGCCCGTCGAAGCTTCGGGAAAAATGGGATGAGCTGTCGTTAAAACTATCTGCTCCACTCAATAGCTCCCGCCAGGAATCGTCCATTTCGCGAGCCAGCTTCGACGGGGTTGATTACTCATTGCCAGAAAACTCGGGGTTCCGCACATGAGCAAGCCATTTCTCAAATGGGCTGGTGGAAAGTATACCCAGCTGGCTGACCTGTTCGTGCATATCCCGGCAGGGAAACGCCTGATAGAGCCATTCGTTGGTGGTGGGTCGGTATTCCTGAACAGCGAAAAGCACGCAGATTACCTGCTGGCGGACGTTAATCCGGACCTGATTAATCTGTATCAGATGTTAGCGGTGGTGCCGGATGAAGTGGAATTAAAGGCCCGCTGGATGTTCGAGCACATGCGGTCACCAGATGGCTATGAGCTGATCCGTTCCGAGTTCAACGCACAGACGCTGGATGCTACTGAACGCGCAGCTGCATTCCTGTATCTCAACCGGCATTGCTTCAATGGCCTGATGCGCTACAACCAGGCGAACAAGTTCAATGTGGGCTGGGGAGGCTACAAGGCCCCGTATTACCCGATGGATGAGATGAAAGCCTTCGCGGCTATGGCGCATAACTGCGTCTTCATGACTGCTGACTATAGCCGAACTATCAGCCTGGCCGGGAAAGGGGATGTGGTTTACTGCGATCCGCCTTACGAACCGATGCCGGGAACAACCGGATTCACCGCCTACGCCGCTGGTGGTTTTAGCTGGGAGAACCAGGTGGACTTGGCGAAGCAATGCGTATCTGCCTTTCACCGTGGGGCTCGGGTAGTAATTTCAAATTCATCTGCACCGAAGGTTCTCGACCTGTACCGGGAGCATGGTTTTAACCTGGAATTCATCAAAGCGCGCCGTTCGATCTCCTGCAAAAGCAGTACGCGGGAAGTCGCAAAAGACGTTGTAGCGATCCTTTAAGGGGGCTAAATGAAACTGACTTTACCATTTCCACCAAGCGTAAATAGTTACTGGCGTGCTCCGAGCAAGGGACCGCTGAAAGGCAGGCATCTGGTAAGCGAGACAGGGCGCAAGTTCCAGCAGGCAGCGAGAGCGGCGATTATTGAGCAACTGCGGGCCGTTCCCCGGCCATCCTCTGATCTGGCTGAGGTTCACATAGTGTTGTATCCGCCTGATCAGCGCCGTCGGGATATCGATAACTACAACAAAGCGCTGTTCGATGCCCTGACTCTAACAGGCGTCTGGGAAGACGACAGTCAGGTTAAGCGCATGCTGGTGGAGTGGGGAAACATCGTGAAGAAAGGGAAAGTAGAAATCACCATCCGACGNTTTTCGTGCAGCTGCCTGACGTGGAGATGATATGAGAGCACTACTAACCCCTGAGATTGCCCCACGCATGGGCGTTGTTCTTCTTCGCCCAGGTGCTGATCTCATGCCGATGTTCAGGAGAGGGCGGGTACTGATTGAGCCAGCACCGGAAAAATATAGTGATTACGCAACCGGCGCCATCCCTCCCGCTACGCAGCCACTGGCAGGAGATCCGGTTTTGAAGCCAGTATTCGAAAACAAAGACGTCATTCTGCGCGCGGGTGGTATTAGCTCGCTGGAGGCCGAGCTGGAGCGTCGTTTTGAATGCCAGTATCCCCACGGCTCATGGCACAGCGAAAATTTTACCCTGTTCCGGCATGAGCCTGGCAGCATCCGCCTTTGCTGGGCCTGCGATAACCTGCTGCGTGATCAGTACACAGAGACGCTGGCAGGCATTGCGCGTGAGAACCTGGTATCCTGGCTGATAACGGTCATCCGCTCACAGCTGGGGTTCAACGAAGACCATCAACTGACGATCCCGGAGTTGTGCTGGTGGCTGGTATTAAACAATCTGGCGCACGTCATTCCTGAATCGCTGGCCCGGAAAGCCCTGCGATTGCCGGAAATTAAGCATCAACCGGTGATGAAGGAGAGCGATATTGTGCCGGAGCCAGCGGCGAGCGAAGTGGTGCAGAAAAAGATTCTCGGGCTTCGCGTAGATCCTGAAACGCCGGAATCATTCATGCTGCGACCAAAGCGACGCCGCTGGGTAAATGAGAGCTGGACGCGCTGGGTTAAGTCTCAGTCGTGTGTCTGCTGTAACAAACCAGCAGATGATCCCCATCACCTGATAGGCCACGGACAAGGTGGGATGGGTACGAAAGCGCACGATTTGTTTGTGTTGCCGCTTTGCAGAGCGCATCACGACGAGTTGCACGCTGACACCGTGGCATTTGAGGAGAAGCACGGCTCACAGCTGGAGCTGCTGTTTCGATTTCTGGATCGTTCGCTGGCAATTGGCGTGCTGGCATAGTGGAGAACGCATAATGATTAACCCGTCCGAGGTTGGAAAAGCTGGTGAAATGGTCAGGCTGAAAACGCTGGAGGCCATCTGGATTCAAG